GTAGTCTGCTCTTTGATCTCCGTCAGACTTTGTTTTATATCCAATTCAAATTTGGCAGATGATCTGTCCTGACTTTCCAATCTCTCTAATACCCTTCCGATCAGGACATCTGTTGTCTGGACAGATTCCATTTAAACAACTTCCTGTACAAACCACGGGAAGTTTATAGATGAAGTAATGGGAGGAGCAGGAGGAGTTGGCAGGGTAACGCTCAATGACGATCCGCTAGCATTTACTGCTCTAATCCTATAAAAGTTACTGGACGTTCCAGTGGTATCTACGTATGACGCAGTTCCCGATGAAAGTACAAACGATACTGGATTACTGTTGAAATAACCATCCGTGCATCTATCTACATAGAGAGCGTAAGGACCAGTCTCATTATTGGTCCAGGATATCGTGGGAACTCCACCGGGGAACGTAACTGAAAGACTGCTGGGAGCTGCCGGCTGTCCAGTTAGCTGTGGGAACAGTGAATCAAACGTCCAATTATTCGTCCAATTGATAGACAAAGCACCCGTAGAAGGATTGACTGCTACTGGCAAAACAATATGTCGCCATCCCTGGAAACTATCGTTGGTGGTCTGGATAACTCCGAAAGCTCTAAAATCCCATCTGTCACCTACATAGATAAGAGCAGAAGTGCCAGCATTAACTCCCCTTCTTCCTGGGATAACATAATAGCCGTCAGTTTGAGAATCGAAAGCGTAATTCTGTGAAGGAGTTAATGGACCTGGTCCCCAGTTTCCAGCCGCTCCATCAGTCAGCTCATTTGCATCTGGCTGGAAGGGGTTAACAGCGGCACTCCAGGTTCCAAGAGGACCAGTTGTATTGCTTACGTACAGATTAAGACCTGGAGTCCATGGGGACAGGGTCGAAGCTCCCCAATAATAGGTGCTTCCAATCTTGAACATGGCAAAACCTTCAGACTGTTGTCCAAAGGGCATATTGTTGCCATTGCCTACGCCAATTTGGTTGTTGTTATAGGAAACAAAGGTCCCGCTACTGGCAGTATAGGCTGCATTTAGCTGATGGATTACAGTATGCCATCCGCTGTTGTCATCGTTAATTAGATAACAGGTTCCATTTGTATCAAGGAACAATTTATGATCTCCCTGTGTAGGGAATCCATCCATACTGGTAATCGTAGATCCTGACTGAGTCCATGGACCCGTGGGGGCCGGTGCAGTATACACTGCCATATTGGCTGAAGTGGACTGTTGAGTCCAAAGGACATAATTGTTATTAGCAGCGTTATATACGACAGAAACCCTGTTCCAGGTGTTGCCACTGCTTGCTATATTGGTGGTATTGGAAGCATAGGACCAGTTGCGAAGATCTGGGGAAGAATAGCAATCAATACCACCCCCAGCTGTCTCAAAGACTCCATTCTGGTCCTGATTCATTCCATACCAATACCAAAGCCCAGAAACTGGATCGTGGAACTTATCACCAGCTATTGACCAAATCCGGTATCCTGATCGATTGACCGTGTACGGGATATCAGTAGGAACAAGAGATCCAATGTGATAACTGGCGAGTGTTACTCTGCTATTAGACAGTCCACTCAAGACAGCGATTGCTTTAATTACCGTATTGGAAGAAACAATTATTGCACCTGAATACTGTACCGATGTTCCTCCTCCTGCACTTGGAGTGCTGCCATCAGTTGTATACCAAATGGCACTCCCAGTGGTAGGACTGGACATTTTAACCTGCACTGGCAAATCAAAGTTTCCGCCAGTTGTTCCATTTGTATTCGTTATGGATACCGGGGCACATGTGGCACTTACTCCAGAGTAATACGATCCGTAGAATTCTAGATCAGCCGGCGAGCTTGAGGCAGCAGGAAGCGTAATTCGGTAGTAACGGAAATAACCTGATGCTGGAGCAAATTGGATTGTGTTATTAAGTGTTCCCCACAAGCTAAGAGCCCCACCTATAGTTCCATTAGTAAGTGCAAACAGGGTAACGAAAGATCCAAAGGCAGCATCATTACTAGCCTGAATTTGAGCTGTTCCTCCACCAACCAATGTGCTTCTAAAGGTAGGGTTATTAAAGCTTAGCAGAGCATGGTCAGCCTGTATGGCTGCACCGCAATCTATACCAACATAGTCTCCTGAAGCATTGGGGTTCAACCATTGCGTCCAAGAATTGGCGTCAAATACTAGAGCGTTCGTGGTGGCGTTGCCATTTGGATCGTTTCCACCACCAGATGTACCTATGATTGATCCTGATCCTCCACTAATTCCCAGAACTACTTGACCATTAGTTAAGGCTGATGGAGGGGCGCTAACGACAGCTATAGCAAACGATACCCATCCCCCGCTTACCGTGCTTGTGCTGGTGAAATTGGCTGTATAGGCTCCTATAGTCGATTCCAGCAAATCCTCTGCCATGAACGAAAGGCCACCCGTATTATTGGTAATAACCGATCGTTGCGTAAAACCTGATCCAGCCGTGATTCCGTTAGTGGCAGTTCCACTATGGAATGTAGTAAACCCCAGAAGCAACTGGTTTCCACTGAACAGGGAAACTGAGCCTGTGGTGGTGGATGTCGCAGAGGCAGTGGGGCCAGCATTTCCGGATGCAGCAACTACGCATGGCTGGTATTCCAATAGCAAAGCGCCATTAAAAGTACCTGTAGCGTTCCACTTAACCGTAATAGTCCTGACTCCAGCAGTTGCATTCTGAAGCACATACAAAAAACTAGATAGAGCTTGTCCTGTTGGTAGTGGAGCGGATAGAACCAGGCTATTCCCTAGATCATCCTTAACTGATTGGATTAATGGACCACCAGTTACATTCAATCCAAAAAAGATTAAAACAGTATCCCCGCCAGTGGCGACCGTAATGCTGGCCGTTGCCTGCGTAACGCTGGTAACCTGACCTGCGGTCGCCTGTCCTATAAAGGTGGGAACAGCCATTCTCTAAACTAACTGACCCTGCCAATAATCTGAGCCCTAGCGATATTTCCTCCAGCCAGGCTTGCTACAACAACTCTAAATCCTAAAGCAGGGCAAAGTCCCAAAGCTGCAAGGTTTCCTGAAAACGTTGTAGATGCAGTCAGAGTTAGCACCGTAGATGCCGGAGCATTAACCCAGTTTCCATCTAGGGTCAGTATCTGGAAGGTAATAGTTCCCGCTGATACGCTTCCATCTGTTACAAACAGATAATTGACATCATCAAGAGTATCAAAATACTGAATGATAGATCCAGAAGTAGACCCAATTGGGACTGCTCTAGCTATCTGTAAATATGTCCCGTTTGCAGTGATTACGTTGTATTGAGCAACGTTTCTATTGTGGGGTATGACTGAACCTGGCATCTATTAAACTCCGCTAACTGTGTAAAAACTTTGCTGACCTTGTTGAAGTATTTGTTTGTCGTATTCCCTATCAAGACAGGCATAAGCCTTGGGCTCTTCCAGTCCTCCCTTTTCATGCTGTCCATCATCAATTAGGGCATCGACAAATGCTGCCTTCTTGACAAATTCACTTAGAACGTATGGGAACCCAATTATCTGCCAAGTAGTAGGACTTTGCGTTGGGCTTGCAGCACTCTGGATTGCCAGGGATTTGTAGGTATCATTATTCCAGAAAGCCAGATCACCTACCTCATAGGTCTGAGATGAACTGTAATAGGACGTTGCAAATCCTGGATAAGGGATCCTATATTCAATCCAAACAGTTGTTGGAAACTGTCCATTGTATCCGACTATCTGTCCTGGTATTGGAGTTCCCTGAACCAACAATGGACCATAAGGAGTGCTATCCGAGTAAACCCTGTCAGGGTATAGGATTATACCAGCCTGCTCTCTTTCCCATCCTACGCTATTTGGATTTGTGTAGCTTCTAGGATCAGCTGCGAAAACGTTAAATACCGTCCCAATCTCATTATAAGTGACCTGATTGGTTGGGATTATGAAGGGAGCTGTCATTACTGCTGCTCCCCAAAAGGTTGGAGATGTCGACGGGGGGTTGTTAAGGTTACTTACCTGTAGACTAGTCCAATACAACATTGAAGACCAATCAAACACAGTGGCACCCATGCTATAAGCCACTGTAGATTGCCAAGGATCCTCAAAAGCCCTACGCTCATAGATAACTAGATCAGTCCAATCAAATCTCTCCCAGGCTTCCCTGCATCGCTCATCAATATAGGTCAGATAAGCTTCTGCCACTGGAGTTGTCATTGTGACATTGGGATCAAGTCCCATTCTCCTGGCTACGCTGAAAAGAACGCTACCGTGAGTAGTTGATTTATACGGAAAGGCAAATGACGTCGTTGGAGTAACAGGAGCTTTAGCCCAGCCAGCTGCATATTGAGTCCCAGCCACAAATGATGTCATTGATGCATTAGCTAGAGCTAACGGACCATTGACAGGATCTGCTAAGATCTCTGCATCATATGACTCAATGAAATGTGTCCCAAATGACAATCCATTCGCTATACCTGCAGCATACCCCCCCCCTGATGCAGCATTGGCAAACTGGAATTGGAATCCAACAGGATTCACTGGGGACATCTGAGATATTATTGCACTGGGGGTTTGTATCTGGATCGGGAATCCACCCGTCAGGTTGTTGTATTGGATTCCCCAGCGTCCAGGAGGTATCAACGCATTGAAAGCATTGACTGCAGATTGTCCGTTAACCTGAGGCTTGGTAGCATGAAGAGGATCAGCAAAATCGACTATTACCGCAGTATTTTGGAAGTATTTAAGATAGATTTCACCTATCGTATTAAAGGCACTGAACCATGCCTGCAATCCCGATAGGCCATTGAAACTAAGGGCTTGAAAATTGGCGTTATCAGTACTCGATTGAGCAAAATCCATTGAAACGTTCCATCCTACTCCTGTCATATTCACATATGAAAAGTTAGGATTAGAATCGTAACGAGCTGCAAACGCTTTAACGAAATTGGTTAAAATATCTAAATAAACAGGATCCCAGGGAAGAGGGTAATTCGAAGGACCACCGAATGTAATAGCCTCGCTTCCGCTAACGGTTGCGTTATTTGAAAGAGTAATCTGTGTATCCGAATCAACAGACAAAACCGTTGTATTGGTAGGTATTCCAGTTCCAACTGCCGGCGAGTTCTGTTCTATTCCAGATGTACTCACAAATGTTACCTGTGGAAGTCCACTTGTCAGGGTTCCGGTAATTACCTGGACTGAAGTAGAGCTAAAAATAGATGGAACGCTGTTAAGTACCCAGGCAGGAGAAAATCTCCCCATTCCTATGGTAACTCCAAGTCCCTTTCCTGTTTGGGCTGCTAACGCTAGGGCGGCATCAATGTATGACCAGTCATACTGAGTGGCACTTGTATTCTGGATTGAACTCCAATAAACACGTATCTTAACCCCATTAAGCCTGGAATCATTCCAGCTCTGAGCAGCCTGCATTAGGGCTAATGTCTCCTGGCCAACTCCACCACTAAGACCAAAAAATCCTCTTAATTCGTAATTTCCAGCTGGAAGGATCTTTCCACTAAAAGCTTTAACTTGAGCAGGAGATTGAATGGGAGTGGGTGATATTCCAACAATCACTGTTGCCCAATATGAACTTGTAAGGCTTGCTACTGTAAATGTTTGATTTCCTGATGGAGGTAATTGGGAATAAAGCAGAGTCTCATTGGAGGCTGACTGAGTCTCCATGGTCCATCCACTGCCGGCGCTTAAAGTGTTCCCACCAATGACTGCTGCGACAACCAGAGTATCCAGACTATTGATATTGGTTTGAGCAGATACTGTCCCGGAACCAGTAGAGTTGTATCCGAACCCTGATGCTGAATCGATATATACTGGACCAGTACACTCAAAGAATGCCACAGTGATGTGGATTCCACCACCATTGGAAGTTCCAGTTATTGCTAAATTCCCGCTGGAAGGAAGACTTAAAAGAACTCCAGAGTATAGAGACAGAGAGTATACTGTGCCTCCACTACTTACCTGCTGAGGCAGACCTATAGGGACGTAGGTATTTGGTACTGCTGCATTGTCCGCTATTGTTCCAGGCCTTGCAGTTCCTCCTACGTGATGCGTAAATATCCCTACAATGACAGTATCCCCAATAGTGGATGCAGCCGGGGCTGTAGCCGTAATTGAGGTAACGCTGGAACCAGAATTGGTTGCGTAATTAAATGGAGTAATTAAACTCATTTATTGCCAGTGTATCCAACCCTGTTTTCTCTCTTGGTATTCCTTCTTACCTCAGGGTTATCCCTCATGAATTGGCGTTTGAACTCTTTATCTCCCCAAATCTCATAGCCATATTTACGGCCCCAAGAATGATAGATATAAGGGTCAATACTCATTTCAAGCTGTCCAACTCCATCCATATGGATTGCATCCAATCTCTGGGTTGCTTTAGCTACTCTGGCTTGTTCACGATATGCTAAAATATCTTGGGCATGCCAACCGGCCTGAATGTCTTGACAGATTAAATCTACTAATTCTTGTTCAGATTCGAACATAAAGAGATTAGGAGACAGAGATATGTAAATCCCTGCCTCCTAAAATTACTGACTAATTTAGCTAACGGGTTCGGTCAACTCAACCAGGTTCGTATTGGACACTTCAGCATCCATCGAAGCCAGGTTATCAGAAGCCCAGAACACAACCAACTGACCACCAGTGACCGTATTCAAAAGCTTAGTCGCAGTGGCGCTAAACGTCAGAATAACACTGGTCGTTGGGGAGGTTAGGCAGCTAAACGTGGTATTGCTAGAATATCCAGCCGAGAAACTGTTATTCAGAATTTCAGAAGCGCCTAGATATCTAGTTGCACTTCCAGCATCACCAACGCTCACCGTCAGGTTGGCGAGAGTTCCATCTGAGCTGGTGAATTGGGTTTGTACGTGAATGGCAACTGGACCGAATACTTCAGCCGGAATTGGCTTAGCAATCGTGATCGTTCCAGTCGTAACGGCTCCAAGGGCAGCAATATCAGCTCCAGCAACTACCGCATACTTGTGGTAGCCGTTCTTGGCGATTTCCTCTAAGGATAAAGGTGAAATAATCATATAATTAGAGGGTCGTAGCGTTGAACTTGCCTAGGCCTAATGGGTTAAGGACCAATAGAGCAAAAACTGCATCCACTAGACCACGAGGACCACCACCCTTGTCTTCCAATGGTTGGAAACGAGGACGGCGATTGTATCGCAGTTTCAACAGTTCCATATCCACTAGATAACCACGGGCTTGTCCGGTCGTAGCAGAAGAGGCATCATCTCTGGCTAACCACAGGTCAGGCAGAACTTCAATTTCACCAAAGTCTCCAGCAAAGAAATCCACATTGGATTCAATCATCTGGTTGTCACCGTCATGGTTAAACAACCGAATGGAGGTGTTCGAGGAAACCGTAGGATTGTATTGCGAGAAAAACGTGAACTGGCGTTTCAGCTTAGTGCCAGCAAACAGGGTATAACGTTTCCGTTTACCAGTCTGCTTGTAGACAGATTCCAGTACTGCCTGAATGTTCGACTCAGCCAGCGTGGAGGTTTGCGTGCCGTCAATCGAGGCGGCAGGGGTCAAGAAGGCAGTAGGAACTGGCAAGTCTGTACCAGCCGATGAGCTGATCCATTGGCCAAGACCGCGAGTACGATAGGGGTTGATGCCATCTTCAGCAACGCTGTCCTGGCTACCACCAATAATCGACTCCATGTCTCGTTTAAGCTCTTCCAGCTTCTTAACGACGGAATGGGCCATTTCACCCTTTTTACCAAGGCCGGCAACGTCTGAAACGTTCTCGGCAAAGTCAGACACCATCGCGGTACGTCTAACCTTCATTGCTCGTCCGCTAACCTTAACTCGGTTACGGGCAGCATTCTCAAAACTGTCTACGTCTGAACCATCTAGAACACCCGCAATATTGGGTAGTTCGTAGGCATCTAACTGCCAATCAAACGTCATGTTCTTTAGATCTTCACCCTTTGGAATCATGGAAACCATGGGGGTAGACCTAGTATCTAGAAGCGAAATAATGTCGGCGAGATCTTCTCTCTTACCAACTTGTTGCCTCTCAATTAAACCGGGCATGTATTAAAGCAATTCTGTAATATAATTTAGGATATCCGTTTGGGTTGCTTTGCCTGATTTAAGTGATGTAGAAGATTTAGTACCCTTAGGGGCAGAGGATCCAGGGTTAACTACTGGAGCCTTCTTTACTGGAGTCTTGGTTACTACTGATTTAGACTTTTCCTGATTGTGCAATAGAATACCTCTAGCTGCATGGCCTATTAACATCTCAAAATCAGGGAACCTTCGTATCTCTGGAAGAGCGTTTAGAATGGTCTGCCTGATTTGTCCGGCTGGAGTGTCTGACCTAAAGATGTCTGGATAGGTCTTTTTAGCTTCACCTGAGTACCCCTGAGATTGCTGGATATAATTAGCTCTCTTAGGAATATGCTCATCAATAAGTTCTTCAGCTCTGATTCTAAGCTCTTTTACCTGCTCAGTATCAATGAAGTGTTCTGTTCCATCTGACAGCCTGACCGTTCCGCCTTCAGGATTCATGATGGCCCATTTCTTGGCCTGCAAAGCTTCCGTTCTCCTGGCTTGTAGGTTTTCAATATTGTCTACATCAGCCAATGGATCACTAGCAGAAGGAGTAGCTACAATGGACTTCTCTGTCTTTACAGGAGCAGTCTTTAGAGCTTCAAAGTCAGCCTTTAATGCTGCCAGTTGCTCTTCTGCTCCCTTGGCTCTAGCCGTGAGCTTATTGATTCGCTTCTGAAACCAGTCAGGTTCTCCCTGTTCTGTTTCTTGAGTAGCTTCCTCTTCCGTTTCCTCAGCTACTTCTTCATTAGTTTGCTCAGGCTCAAGGGAAGGCTCTTCTAAATCTTTTACATCACTCGCTTCAGGTTCAACCTTAGCGGGTTCATTTGTTGTATCTTCTGTTACAGAAGTGTTTACTTCCTCCTCAGGGAAGATGGCAGACATAATGTCACTAATGCCAACTGTACTAGTGCTGCCGGTAGATGATGGTTCTGCCATGAGTTTGACTCAAGAAATAGGTAACGCCAGGACGAGAGTGTCCAGAGGCCTATAATATCGTCTATTACAGGCTGACCTTCCAGTTGAGTAACCGGAAAGGTTTTAGAATTAAGCCTTAGCTTTGTTTCTTAGATCTAACAGACCTGTAATGACAAGGTCTAGATAGTATGCTCCACCATTACAATGAGCAGTATAATGGGAGTCTTTAGCTGCCTCAGGAGCCGTTGCATAGCTAAATGCCTGCTCTCTAAGTTGCTCTAATAGGTCTGTAAATGCCTCAATATAGATATCTGGCATTTCACCAAGTCGAGATGTTAGCTCAGATGGTTCTAGTATTTTAATCTGCTTTCTCATTATCTTCTATAAGTTCTGACGAATCAATTAAGGCCTGAACTTCCCTAGCTTCTTCTAGGCTGTTATATCCTTGTATCTGTATTTCGCCATAGAACAGATAATAAAATGATCTTCCAGTCTTTAGGTTAAGCTTAATAATATAGGAATTCATGCCCAGTCTCCCCCAAATCTATGCCATTTGAATACATTGCTGAATATAAGGTTTATCCAATACCAAGGATGGAATCTTAACCAGAATTCCCGACTCTTAACTTTAGGATCCCTGTCCTGATAAGCCTGATAGACTATTTGTCTGATATGTTCTTCCATTATGCTTTCACTACAGCGAATTTAGGAAACCCCAGCATTACATCATAGGGTAGTTCTATAAAATATGAATGACCAATCATGCATCCTTCCTCCATTGGTTGACCATGCCAAACCACCTTGCAGGATTTACAATCCAATAGAATAAGGTTGTAAAACCTCTCCCATCTCTTATCCATTCTCATTATGCTGGATTAGGTTGCAATGGCTGTGCTCCAACTTTTCCAGTCTGAGCATTCTGTTGCTGTTGGACTTGGAAGGTTAAGAATTTTATCCTATTCTCTAACAGAGCCCTTGAGTCAGGGTCAGCAAAGATCTCCTTCTGAAGCTTAGGACTTCCCTTAAGGGTATTCTGAATGACCTGGAGCCTTAAAGGATAGTTCTGGCCTTGAGGAACCATAGGGGGCTCAATACCGACAGCAATCTTTGCTAAGCTATCCTGTTCATCATTGATTTCCTGTTGGCTAACTGATCCTGGAGGTCTTAGTCCATCTCTAGCTAAAACTGGATCAATAGCCTGGAAGGCATATCGGATTATGAAGTCCTTATCCACTGCTCCACTGGTATCCTGGGCAACCAATTGCCCAATAAGCTCCATTTTCTGCTCCAGCTGCTCCATATTCAGGTTCCTAGAGTCAAATTCTATCCGAATGTCATATTCATTCTGGATATCGATCTTGCTCTGGTTAACCTGGACTCCAGTGGCTCCTGCAATCCGGTCAAACTCATCCTGACTAAGATATTGCTGGCAAAGTTGGAACATCTGCCGGCACATTTCAGTTACTGGCAATAATGCCTGATCTACATACCTCTGCGTCCGATTTGCCACCTTGTTTGGATCAACTCCTTCCATGGTAAGTCCCAAATAATCAGAAGCACTCTGTAGCAGGGTCATTTCAGCCTCCACAGAGTCATTGGTTTCAGGTGGAGGATTAAGCCAGCCCACATCTTGGTTTGGAGCAACAGGTATCTGGCTTGCTGGACCTATATTGTACTGCGTTCTGCCTCGATTTGCCGGGACTTTCATTGGAGGCAGGGTAGAGATACTGGTCCTGTCGATCCGGCTGTCCCTTTGGGCTTTTAGCTCGTTCTGGACGGTCTCCATGAGTTCAGGGATGCCCCTAGACTGCAATAGGTTCCTTGCCAATACCTCAAATCTGAACTCTACCAGAGGGAATTTGCCATGCTCATACTCATATGGTTCCCTTGGACCTTCAAAATCAACCATTGGATGGAAGATTGTCTTCCACATCCTGAGTTTCTTGCCTTCCCATTCCTTAGAATATGCAGTAAATAATTCGCACAAATCCTCAACGTCATCGATAAATGCATTTTGGGTTATCCTCTGCCTCCAAGTATTGACATAAGTGCTTCCAAGGATGCTTTTCCCGACCATTGCTTGGATCTGCTTCTTAAAATCATCATCCCAGTTCTGAAGCTTAGCCCTTTCTTCAACTTCCGTAGTACTTAGGAGCTCCCGAACGACAACCCATCGAGCATCTGGGATGCAATAACTGTTGGCAGGAAGGAAAAAGTCCTCATAGAACCTCATCCCCTTAATAGCAGGCCTATTTTCCTTTAGATATTCCTGCTCATAAGTGAAGGATCCATTCTTAACCAAGTCCTTAAGGCATTTCTTAGGATTGGCTCCTCCGAAATACTGTTCAAAGACCATCTCAGCCACTTCCTTGTCTTCATCATCCAGTTCCCCTTGAGTCTCCTGTAGTCGGATAAGCAATCCTTTAACTGAATCATCCTGGCTGGCTAATTGGATGAAATCCTGAAGAGTAATAACTACTTCATCAGTATCAATGTCCTGTCTCCAATAGACAAATCCTGCACTCAGACCGTAGCTGGCAGACCACTGCAAGGTCAGCTCTAATTCCCTAAGCCATTCTTGAGCAATCCGATTGTATAGAAAGTAATTAAGAACCTGAGCAATTACAGTAGCCTCAGTGGCATTGGCAGATTCAATTGGGACAGCCTGGAATGATGCCCGTTTGATTGCATTCATCTGCATATCGACAACTTCCTTGCATTTACTGTCGATATATCTCTGTCGGGTATCTGCTGCTCCCTCCCATGGAAATGGTTCCTCGTCTAGGAAGTCCCTACGCTTACGTCCATCAGGGCTTTGGCCATCCCAGACACAGTACCTAGTCTCATCTGCTACCTGCCGGCTGTACAGGTATCCTGTAGCCTGCATCAGACTTCTATTAAATTGTTCCTTAAGTTCTTTTAAATCCATTACCGACTCACTCTCGTACTATTGAAGAAGACTCTCTTGATCTCGTCCTTGTGAAAATACCGTCGGCCAGTCTTCTTTGGCTGAACCCATTTAATCAGTCCTGCCATTACACAGGAATCAAAGTCTCTGGCTGTAACTCCCAGCCAACGAATACAGTCCCGACGCCTAAGCAGGATCTTGTCCGGCTCAGTGTTGGCTGGTGTTAAAATTGGTCTAGGCATGATTTATAAAGGAAGTTCCACTCCAACCCATTCAGCTATCTTTTTTAAGTATTTAACCTTATCCTCCATCTCGCAATCGGGTTGACCAGTCTCCTCGTCATAGATTTTGGCCTTAACGAGAACATCCCTAAGAAGTTCAATTTCTTTCTTTAGCTTGGCAAATTCCTCCTTTGACACTTCTGGGACATAAGGATTAACGGTTTGTCCCAATAAAGTGGTATATGGATATTGATTAGGAAGCCATTGATTGGCGTAGTCCCCCACATTGCTTACCATGCACATAAACTAATAATACTTTCTAACTGATCTTTCTTTCTCTTCACTGACTGGCTCTACATATCCAATCCTGGCAGTAACAGCATACCTGATTACATCAATGCAATCCTTGGTAGCCCCTTCCTTGCCATCCTCCCCAGTCCATTCCTTCATAGCAAATATCAGGTTTGGACAAGCCTCCGATATGTAAAGCTTAGGCTGATTAAGACTGGTTAACTCTTCAGTCTGATTCCAATCCAATAGATTGTTTATCAGGTCTATTCCCTCCCCAATTGAATCTGTGGGTGAAGGATTGAAGAATAGCCCAATGTTAGAGCATTCCTCTAGAAGGGTTGTAGAATATTCCCGACTAAGAGTACTAGCTTGAGAATATCTGCTATCAATGATCCTGTCCTGAATCTCTTCCTTATTATCTATCTCAAGCCTATCTATTTCGTCTTTATATCTTTGGAGACCCCACCCAAAGCTTCTCTGAGCTGGGCCTTTGCAACCATCATGCAAGCGCCCATGAGGTTCAGCCCAATCCCCAGGATCACCAATACCAGGGATGTAGGATCCAGGACTTGGCCACTCCCTGTAAAAAGTAACCCTTTCGAGTTCATCAACGATACACCAAGCCATAAACCAGTTCCGACCAGAACAAGGATCAACGATATGATATCGAGTACCTTTTCTCGGAACCTTATCAGCTGGGATAATGTGAATCTTTTCATCAAATTTAGGGAACCTTTGGACTGCTGCTCTAGTCGGGATTCCATAGGCTCTACAGAGAATGTCTGATCTGTTGGCTCCCTCTAGAGTTTTCCTAAGATTATCGTAACCTCCGAAGGGATTATCTGATGTATGGAAGTATACGATTCTAGAATGCTTACGCTTACAGGCCTGCACTCTCGGGACAGTTTCCTTATCGCCCAAAATAGGAGCAGGAGCAGTCTTAATCGTCCTGGCTCCTTGAAGATATCCTTTAACCGTAGGTGTATATCCCTCCACTGGCGTGAAGGTGACGAGAAGTTCTCCTCCGCGGGTAACAAGTCTATACCTGATCGTTTCAATCCAATCTTGTGGAACCAATTCATCGCACCAAACAAAATCTACTTCACCACCTTCAATGGTATTAATATCCTGACTGTAATGTCTAAAGAAACACTGTGATCCATTGGGGAGAACAAAGGTTCCATCACTGAAACCATTCTTTTGAGAGTAACTTATATTTGTTACCCGACTCTTCTTAATCTCCTTAAGCTCCCTAGGGATATACTTAAAGACGGCCGGCTGCTGCATCTGAATTGAATTGTCATGGTTAGTCTGGAAACACCAAACTCGACAATCAGGTTTCCTTGCCAGATGATACAGGGTTCTGGCAGCAGCATATTCAGTCTTACTAGCCCTGTTACCTCCCAGTATTAGAATATCCTTTACCCCAGTCTCATAGAGTCCATCTGCCTCTGTCCAGATGTCAGGTCTAAACCCATACCTGTAAGGATCTTCTTTCTCTAGTCTTATCCTTTCTTCTCTAGCCTCTAGAAACCCGGCTACTCCATCTGGATCTGCTTCAAATGCTTCCCTGGAAGGAATTGGATATACTGGATGCTCTGTGATCAAAAAAAGATGCCAGGTTTTGATTCTTAAGAGGACAACCTGGCTAACCCCTCGGACAAATTAATCTATGCTTTTGTTTAACCTATTGCGAGAATGCACATCTAAGCCCCGACTCTTAGATCTTATTCCTCTGTAGGAATTCAGATTAATCTATCTTACTTACTTATTTTGGGGAAAATCTAGTATCTAAATTCTGACAACTGATCCCCAGATGGATAAACAGCTCCATGGGATTTTAGCCATACAATGAAATCCATATACTTAATTGCAACAGGATATACGTCCTGCGAACAGTAAACTTCTCCATACCATTTGTCCCAAGCCTTCTTCTCCTCTCCCAGATCCATTCCATCAGGGATCATCAGGTGCTCTGTAGAATCATTCTCTCCAGAACAACATGACTCTGAAATTATGGCGTAAAGTTTCATTGTACCGTAATCGGCGACGGACTGGTTATAGTTATCACCTTACTGGTAGTGCCTGATTTAATGGTAACCGTAGCCTTGTAAACAGTTGGTGTAGGCGTTGCCGTTGGCGTAGGAGTAGCAGTAGGTGTTGGTGTTGGGGTAGGAGTGGAAGTAGGAGTCGGTATAGGGGTTGGAGTAGGCGTAGGACTTGGACCACCACCAGTACCTGATACAGCATACTGAGCGTGCAAAGGATGAGGATAAGTATAAGGTGCCCAAGTAGGATGTGCCACATTAAGGTAATAATCCCTGCCTTGCTGTAGATATGTAGAGATTACCTGTCCATTATTGCAATTGTCCGGAAGATAGGTCTGGGTTTGTATATAGCCAGGATCAGTAACCTCTGTTCCAGTGTTATTCCAGACATAGATAGGCTCTAGGATTGCACCAATTCCATCTGCACCAAATTCACCTGGAGAAGATCCTCCGACAAGTCGATTGGCGTTTGTGTCGTCTCCGTTGCCCCAAGTTGCCGAGCTGTTAGCTGACCAGCCCCATCCTGTTTGACGTGGTGCTGGATAAGCTAGAGGGCAAAATGTTCCTCCTACTCCATCGTTCATTCCACGAGTGACACTAAAGACATTTAACTGAAAGCCACATTTATAAGGAATATGATCAACTGCGTTTCCGGTTATAACTCCAGTTCCACCTCGGCATTCAAACCAGTAATTGAGGTTCATTGGGTTATTGGCCGAAACAGTAAAGGTGTTGTTGTAAATCTCCCAATGCCGGACTCCATAGATACTCGTCTCTTGCCCATGGCTACTTAGAGCAGTATCCTGCATCGTGTTGTAGCGCCAGACAACCCTGGAGTTATCATCGTAATTGCAAATATTCTCTGCATTGTAGAACTTGCAATTCTCAACGTAGGAATTACTTAACCCAGTTGTATCCCGAACTCCTAGAGTATCACTAGTATTCCATCCAGAATACCCATATTTCTGTGCCCTAAACTGTATTCCACCTGCACCAGTTTTGCCACTACCTGTAAAGCTGGAATTCCAGATAATGATTCCATTATCATTACAGTTGAGTGAATACTCATAGACTCCATTCTGATCGAACGAGCAATCATGAACCAATACAGTATAGCTGCCCGTACTGGCTCTATCCACAGACATAATGAATGCCTGTCCTCCTGCGTTGTTGGCTATCTGGATAAAATTGAGCCAGTAGATATTTACGTTGCCACCAGTTGAGCCAGTTACGTTTATCATGGCACTGCTGCCATTATTGTTTTGAATCGTAACTCCAGTAGCGTCTGCTCCAGCTAATGTGATTGCATTAGTGATGTTCAGATTACCAGTCCATGAATAAGTTCCATCAGGGATCACTACCGTGACTGTTCCATTGTCAGGAGCTGCAGAGCAGGCAGCTTGTACATCAGCTTGTGAACCATCCGTTAGGTATGTGTTACCCGATACAGTGTATGAATATCCAGCCGCTGCGAACAGCATCGATAAGGACAATAAAATAAATTTCTTCATGGATTATATGTAAATTGCTTAGTCTTACGTCCCTCCCAATTGGCTCCCATCTGAGCATCTTCTGATTCTAAGTGATACCCAATTATCTCAGGAATCATTGCCCGATGGCTTCTGGGCCAATGTTGAGCAAATAGAAAGTCTTCTCTGCCAGCATCCTTATGCCCCTCAGGATAACAGTTGATCCCTGATACTTCAGGATTCCACATCTGAAAAAATCCAATAGGTACATATCCAGATCCACCCTTCATGACTCTAGTCCCGACTGGGAATGCATTCAGATGCACCCAGGAGTCATTCTCATGCTGTAACTGAGGATAGGATCTAAACTCATCAAAGGCTGCATATCCCTTTACATTGAATCTATCGATCCCATAGATATTAGTCGGATCTAAATTAGCCTTCTCTATCAGTCCTCTAGTCTGAGGAGGTAGAAGTATATCTGCATCTAGATGTACTGCCCAACAGGATAAGCTTAAAGCCTCTAACCCCTCATTGATGGCAGCTCCCTTACAGAACTCTTTCCAACGGGATCTAATGGCATCTGTCTGGATACATTGTACATGATGATACTCACAAATCCTTTGAGTCTTCCTATCCTCGGGACTTGTCACTACTACAAGCCTATCAAAGACAAACTTGTTGGCAGGGACTGTGTGAGCTAGAAAGTCATGATACTGATCACAGATGATTACTGCCTCAATCTTAAATGGTACCTGTATAGTTCTAGGTCCATCTAGATTGGCTTTCCCATCTTCACATTTACAAGGATCACAATACATCTTCAATACTTACCCTTAAACCTAGGTAATGGTTGATCTGCATAGTAAATAGGTAATCCATTAGGATCCTTCTTTACCTTGATTGACATTCCAGGAACAAACCTAGCATTTGTCTGTACCCGAATCCTGATCTCTTCACCCTCCAAGTCAGCTATCAAGAGCTTCCTATTAGTAGGGCTAGCCAGCTTTATCTTGGCTATAGAGCCCTTTTCTTTAATCTCTGTTATCTGGATGCCTAAAAGACTAGAAAGCTTCTCTAATCCAGTCCTAGAGAGTTTAACGGCCTCTCCTGGAGTCCATGACCAATCCTCATCCTTAACCAATGATTCTTTCCGAATCTGCTTAATGTCTTCCCGATCCAGTCCATACCTGGAGCAAAAGTCTGGTTCCGTTAAAGTTATTGGTTCAGTGTTCACCCAGTTCCTTAAGTAGGTCATCAACCATTGATATTGATCCTAGCCGGCTGCTGTCATTCAATAGCTTCAACGTTGAGATCAATTTAGGATAAGCATTGCAGGCATGGAGGATGTAAGCTTCATCACTGTCATGAAAGTACTCTCCCTTAATGCAATCAAAGCGAGACGGTAGAGATTGCCAAGGCAATTGAGATTCAGGTTTATTGTTGATCTGATCCATTACTGTTAAGTCAATTGAAGATCTGGTTAAATCTTGTCAGTTACCTTTTAATTTTTTTTGGAAGGGTTTGATCGGCAAGGGGATTGGTCACCATCCTTCATTGAACCCCCTCCTCCCCTCAAATTGGTCCATAAGATCATACAATAACGGTCATGCATAACAGATAGTTGTTGATTATCAATGACTTACAACTATTTGGCTGTGGAACATTGGATTGTAGTACTGTATTGACTGATTGGACAAGCAGATCGGATACCCTGTTGTATTGCCTTGCCCGACATTAATTAATGACTGATTAATCAATAATTGCCTTGTTGAGCTTATGCCTGTGGATTCCGTTATTGATTCAGATATAGATCTATTCAGTATCTCAAGCCTGGCCTTAAGTCCTGATTGCTGATCCTGATAATCCTTGATATTCACAGACTATTCTTATACTTGATAAACTGTTCAGCTACTCTGAAGCAGTCCTTCATTTTCCTAAGATTAAACTCATTCAATTCCTCTTGAGCGCAATACTTGCCAGGAGGAGTAGTATCAGCACTTCGTACAAATAACTGCTGGGCCAATCTCTCAATATCTCTCTTAAAGATTGGTGGACTACAGGCTTCTGCCTGATTGTTCATTTCCTCACCCAATTCCCTAATTTGATATTGCTCTAGTTCCATTTAATTCCCAATGATTCTGGCAGTCTTCTCCAGCTCTTCCATTACATAACCTTTATCATCTAACCGATTAAATGAGGCCATTTCAAATTGGCTAATATGCCGGCTAGGCATCCATCCAGTGGGAGCCTTGACTGGCTCTAGGAATTTCTTAACCTTGGATTTACTGATCGGAAAGATACAGACCTTGTGGGCCTGGTTGCCTCCAAGTAATAGGATGGCATTATCAATCCCTGGGAATTGAGTTTCACCACCATAGAAGGCAATGTGACCAGTGAGAATGACAACATCACCAACCTTAGGGACATCAACTTCTTTGAAGAAATGATCAACCTCATCATAGGTATTAAGGCTGGCAAATTGATAGCCATTCTGTTTTAGAACCCAGGATACGAAAGCATTGCACCAACCATCTTGATAATACTCATCAAATTCCTGATCAGTAGTCTCAACATATTCTCTGACTCGATCAGACTCATATCCGACCTGCTTGGTGACGCCAATCTCTTTCATGGCAGTATCAATGATCTTCTGATCAAATACAGCAGGACTGGATGGAATAGGTTTGGGTGGATTATCGTCTTGAGCTAAAGCTAATCCCGACAATGCTAATAGACTAATTATTACCTGTAGTTTCATTATTTTCTAAACTTATCTGATCATTACAAATCCAACATTCTGGGGAAGCTGGCGAATATACTCTCTTGCATTTTGGACATATCCAACCTGTGGGAATACCACTCCATATAGGTATGCTATCTCCATTAATGGGCCATATCGGATCTCCATTAAAACCAATCATACAATCTTAGCTGACTTGATACCTAGATTAAGGATCAACTCTAAATTTCTTACAGTTCTTTCAATGGTAGAATAATAGAATCGATAGAATATGGATTTAGCTAGCTCATTATCCGACTCAGCCATTAGATCTCTGATTTGGTCAATTGGACTCAAGACACAATGGAGTAGCTCATGACATAGAATCATTTCTAATTCATTATTCGATCCAATGTTTTCAACTCCAATATCTATAAGGGCAAATTGGTAATCACAATTAGGCTGGCAAATAGCCACTCTGCTTTCATCTTCATCATCAGATATGGACTTACTGACTTCAATGGTAAGCTCCCAATCCTCAAGCTTGAATCTCTTCTGTAGTCTTGGAAGGTTCTGCCGGATCCATTTTCTGGCTGTATCTACCCTCATATTCAGTGTTTAGGGATTGGTGATAATCTCTTAACCATTTGGTCCAAGCTTCTTTCTTTGATATCCATGGTGGATCAGATAGCTCAATACTTGTTTCTTCCGAAAAGGTAAGTTGCAACATAACCTATTATAACCCCTAAAGTTAGGGATATGAAATAGACTAGCATCCTATCAAACTACTTAGATTCCAGATATTTATTCCTCATAATAATCCAGTTAAACTTATCTAAGAAGTATTCTGATCTAGTCACCTCGTGATAACTGCCGGCATTAAGACCAACCTGAAGATCATTGATAAACTCTTCATAGGTATCATATAATTCTGGTAATCGGATTGTCATTTTAACCAATCTTCCCAATTGAAGATCTTACAAAGAATAGAATAGACAATCCTGGTGCCCCAATAGCCTATTAGGTGTCCCGACAGGGATGCTATCACTATAATCAATGCTGCTAAAACTATTTCCATAGGGTCCGAACAGGATGCGAGGATCTATTTATCCGACAGGATGTCATTTACAATATCTTGACCACGTTATCTTTAACCCATTTACCCAAATCATCGAAGTGTTCTCGATGGAAATAAATAGGACCATTGCGATAACGCCTTTGCATCATGAAAGTGTAACGACCTCCATTAGGAGCCATGCTCACTATGACAGTGTCAAAGCCTTTATCTTCCTGTAGATCCATCATCCAGTAAGGGCCTTTAATAATCTCGCTGTATTGATCTTTAGTCATTTGAAATACCAGACTGTGAATGCCTGCTCATTTCTTCACTAGAAAACAGTTTGGCTGCATAGGTATTACCTTGCATTCTAGCCCTTGTCTTTAGGGCATTAATCTCCTTGTCAGTAAATACACTGAACAATAGATTCAAATCCACTACCTCATCAATCTGGGTTGACATCTTTAGCCTTAGGTAGACTATCAAACATTCTCTTAAGCTCTTCAGGAGTAGCTACAGACTTAGTCTCAGTCCTGCTGGTGGCTTCACCTCTTAACAACTGGAAATTCTTAACAGTCTCAGTTAAAACATCAGCTAATCTATTGATTGATATCTTGTCATTATCCTCTGCCAATCGTTCCGACGTAGCATGGATAGCCTCTTCGAGGCGATCAACTATTGCTGACCTTCTTGAGTCAATAGATTGAGGATGAGCTTTGATTATGTCCCGAATCAGAGCTGGTTGATGTCCAGTCAATCTGGATATCTTGTTAACAGATTCTCCCGATGCTAGCCTATCAACAATATCTTTATAGCCTGTGGGATCCGACTCTATGAAGAAGGTTAAGTCTTTACTGTGTTTAACAGGAGCTCGTTCGAGCTCTTTACTTAAGCCTTCTACTTCTCTGACTATCTCAATCTGTTGAGCTAATGGTAGCTCTCCCTTCGGGAGTCTGCCCATATCAGCCTACTGGAGGGCATTTAAGCTGAGTCCATTCCATTGTGGTGTTAGCCCATACCCAAAGGGTACCATCATCACAAAGAGCCAATATTCCATCCCCGCAGTATTCTACCTGAATTACCTTTCTCATCTACCCATTACCTTAACAATATCCAAAGAACAGCTATAACTGTAACCATGGCAAAGAATCCTTGGATTACTCCCATGAGATTCTGTCCAATTTCAATTGCTGCCATCATAAAAAGAAAAACTCCCTTCACATCACCAAATGCAAAGGGAGTAAACCAACTCCTAGCTATTTCTAATCTATTAAGTTAAGTTATTGACTAACTGAATAGTACACCTATTTGTCTAAATGTTCAACAACTATCTATCTGACATCAGGGATTGTTGAATTCCATATAAAATAGATGCCCCTATCGGGACTCAATCTGATCTAATGACTTACCTATTAATAGGTATATATAGGACCACCTATCTGGCCAGGAATCGTTTACGATTATAAAACCGGCTAGGCTGATCCCTCGGAATTAAATTTCAGGACAGGCTTGTAAATTCTCCTGTCTAGGTGCAGTGTCGGTGGGTGGTCCTCCCGTCTTTCGCCTCCAGACCATCTACGGTCCAGAAATAAAAAAAGAGCCATCTCAAACTGCTGCCCAAAACGTCTGGACTGAGATGGCTCTGATTTAAGGTGGTAAATATAATCTATTTTGACTAATCTGTCAACATCTTCATATCTTTAAGGTTTGTCACCCTCCTGGGAAGGGGGAGGATCATATCTGAATCGTATTGGGATCGGAAGCTGAGTAGCTCCGTCTTTCCTTAGCTGTATCACAGCGTTGATGGCTTGCTTGACAAAGAGGGATCGACTTAGTCCGAAGTAACTTAGAGCTTCTTCAAGCTCCTGGAACTTCTCATCACTGATTCTGGTTTCCACTACTTTCTCCTTTGGCAGCATGTCTGCCGGGACAGGATCACCATTCATGTCTAATGCATACAGGAAATCCATACCGAAAAATTCAGATATTTTCGGATTTTTGCAGATTTCTCTTGATGGGGGGTCAAAGTTGGGATCTAATCCACGGTATTACAGGGATCGTAATTCCCATAATTCCCGATGGCAGCAACGCTCTAATGGTTTGGCATTAGACGGCATCGGGAAGGACAACATTCAAACTGTCCTTAACCCCTAAAAAGAAAAGCCCTGAACCAGAGCAGCAACTCTGATCCAGGGGACTAAAACCTAATGTCCAGTGAGACGGTAGGCTCGTGCAGAATACCATATAGGCCTGTTTGGTCAAGTCCAAATAAGGTCATTTGTGTCACATTCGCGTCACAATCGGTCAAGGAGGCTGAATGGCTCCAATAGAGATACTCTTGGAGATTGCTAAGCTTCCTGGAGAAGTGGGAGATCTTACCAGGGATCTCATAGGGAAGGATGTACTGGCAATGCTGATAGCCAAAGCCGGCTTAGTAGGCACGAGCCAGGTTCTCAGCCCTACTCATGTTGCTGAAGTCCTAGGGATCAGTCGGAACACTGCCAGTGATCGTATAGACCTGGCATCTGTAAAGACTCCCCTGATCAAACCTTGAGCGTTTTAAGGGCATTCTGTTGCCGATACTGCACCAATTGGTTGGCAGATATGCACCCTGAGATCACAAGATAAACAATTAAGTCCAATATCTGGACATGCAGAGTCCCACTGAATCAACACTCCACAGAATGGGATACACGGTAGGTGAAGTCGCAAGCATGTTGGGCTGTTGCGATAAGACAGTAAGGAAGCTGATCAGGAATAAGGTAATCAAACCATTCCTTAGTTCCCCCATTCTAATTTCCAAATCAGAACTAGAAAGAATAACCAATGATCATAGTCCCGCTAGTTAGTTTTGCAGTCGGCCTTTTCCTGGGCTGGCTCAAGCCTTCTTCAACCAGATACTTCGGGCTGTTCTCAGACTTCAAGAAACCACTCAAGTATAACATGGATGAATATTCAGAAGGCTTCGAGGATGGTTTCAATTTAGCAGAGAAAATCTATCAAGATCAATACTCAGACAGACAATGAAAATTAAAGTAACACAGAGGGATATTAGTTTGGCCAATAAGAGAAGGAATATTGGCTATAAATTTCCAAGTAGAAACTGCCCAGTAGCATTGGCAATGAAAAGGCTAACCAAAAGGAGTTGGATAGTCGGACAGCTTGTGGCACATGAAAGAGGAAGAGCTGTTGATCTCCCTGAGATTGCCGTCAGGAATATTGAAAAATGGGATTCCCTTAAACGTATGTATCCCTTCACTTTTGAAATCTGATGCAAGTCCCAGAATATGTCTTTGAGATACTTATACAGGATGCTTGGAACCTTGATCCAGGAGAGCCCCTTCTCAACTGGAGTCCAATTACTTACCCTAGTGCTGATAGGACTTTTCTTAGAAAGGTGGTTTCTGACATGTATCGTGAGGTAGAGTTCATGTTAGTATGTCCTGAACCAGAACTTAAGCCTGATGAATTTGAGATCTGGCGACCTAAATCAGCTCTTAATCCATTCTCTTAATATGACTGTAGATGACGTTGTAGATTTGGATATTACCTTGGCCAAGTTAGCAGAAGAAAAGGAGAAGAAGGCTTTTATACAAGGTGTTTGGGTTGGCTGGGAGGCATACCAGAACTACGGACTAATCAATCCGGATATCATAGATATATGCTGGGAGAACTGGAAGAAATTTAACAATGGAAAATAATCCTGCACCTAAAAAGGGATTTACCATCAGGGAAGCTGTTACTCCTCCCAAACCTGTGACTTACAAGTTCATGATACAATTGAATGCAGCTTGTGATGCTTTCTTTAAGAAGAGGGGAATCAAATACAAATGACTCCAGAAGAACATAAGCAGAGGCACATGGAGCTTCACAAGAACCTTGATGAGCTGCTTGCCGATTGGATAGGTCATACATTCTCACTTCCATCTACTTCTACAGTTATGCAGTTATTGGATTGGTCCTATCAGCAAACTCTAAACCCTACGGAGGTTGAATAGATGGCCTTCGTAAAAGCTAGCAGATCTAAGATCTATCTTAAGTTAGCTCTACAGGGAGTATCGGGATCAGGTAAAACCATGTCAGCAATTCTGTTGGCAAAAGGTTTATCTGAGAATGGAAAGATAGCCTTTATAGACACAGAGAATGGATCTGGATCCCTCTATTCTGATAGGTACGAATATGATGTAGATGAGATCCGGCCTCCCTTTGATCCGGCTAAGTTCAGTAAGTCATTCCAGGAAGCCCTGGGACTAGGGTATGATGTAATTATCCTGGATTCCTTCAGTCACGTCTGGGAGGGCGTATTAGCCATTAAGAGCGAGCTTGATGCTAAGCCTAAGGCTAACAGCTTCACAAATTGGAATGAGGCTGGTAGGCAATTTAAATCTGTTCTAGACACTATCCTGCAATCACCTGTTCATGTTATCTGCTGTATGAGGAGAAAGATGGACCATGCATTAGATAAGTCTGATGATGGCAAGCTAACAGTCAGGAAGTTAGGCATGGCTCCAATCATGCGAGATAACATTGAATATGAGTTCAGTACCATCTTTGAGATTGATTCCAATCATTTAGCTTACTCGGATAAGGATAGGACTGAACTGTTTATACAGAAACCTCCATTTAAGATTACAGAGGATACTGGCCGGCAGCTTAAGGGATGGCTGAATGGTAATGTTACAGAAAGCAAGGGTAATCATTCCTTTACTCCATATCAGTCTAGCGGAGATCTATATCAGTTCTTATTGGACAATGAGCTTGATGAAAAGGCTTGGTCCCTGTTTGTGTCCAGGGGATGGCTAGACAAGGATAAAAGGATTGATGAGATCGATCCGGCACTAGCTTCAAAGCTTCTAAAACAGAAGGATAATCTAATCCTTAAATTGAAGGAAATGGAGGCAGGAAAGTGAATGACCGTGTTATAAATCCCAGGGGATACGATATTAAATATCACCTTCCAGCAGAGGAATACCACAGCCGGCCAGAGATCAGCCTGCATCAGTTACTGGAGTACTCCAAGTCTCCAGCTCACGGAGAATATAAGCGACTAAATCCAATTACCCCCACTCCTGCTATGAAGTTTGGATCAGCTTTCCATTCCTATGTCTTAGATGGAACTGAGTCCTTCTACAATCAGTATGCTATTAAGCCTAAGGTTGATGGCAGGACCACTGAAGGCAAGGCAGCTCTAAGGAAGTTCTATGCAGAAAATAAGGGTAAGATTGACATCACTGAGGATGACTTCCAGACAATCAAGGAGATGACCTTAACCCTTGAAGGTGAACTCTTATCCGGTCGGATCATTGACTTTGATAATGGAGATAATGAAGTCTCATTAATCCTAGAGAATGAAGGAGTAAGGGTCAGGTCTAGGATTGACAGTATCCAGAATGGATACCTGGCAGATCTTAAGACTACTGATTCAGCTCATCCTGATGACTTTACTAAGTCAATTATCAACTTCCGCTATTACGTCCAAGCAGCCTTCTACTTAGACAATGCTGCCATATGTGGAATCAAAGCAGATGACTTTTACTTTGTAGCTATTGAGAAGACTCCTCCTTATGGCATCAAGACCGTAAGACTTGGAATAGCGTTCCTAGAAGCCGGCAGGAGATACTATAAGCATCTATTACAGGTTTACAGGGAATGCAGGGCTATCAATCATTTCCCATCCTATTCAACTGACATTATAACAATCCAACCACCACAATACTTAGTAAACAGCATACAATAACATGGAAAACATCGAATTCACTTATACCGAACAAGCAGATGGAGAATTTATCTCTGATCCTGGTCAATATGAAGGGACCATTAAGTCAGCCAAACTGGAGGATAATGGAGGCGGGAAGCATATTCTAAAGGTTTTGTTAGAGACAGAGGATGGAAAGCTATTCCTAGATCGGATCTATATCACTGATGGCAAGAGCTGGGGCTTAAGCAAGCTAGTCAAGGCTGCCCAGATTGGAGATGTGGCAGATGGCCAGAAGGTTGGGTTCAATGCCAAGATGGTAGTTGGAGCCCAAGTAGGCTTCAAGTTGGCCAACAAATGGAACAAGGCAAAGACCAAAGAGTTTCTAAATGTTGTAGCTTACACTAAACCTTCAGATGGCATCGAACTCTAAGAAGCCCATTAACAGTGGGGTAAAAGGTAAAAGAGGAGAGAGGCAGGTTAGGGATCTCCTCATCCAATATGACTATACTGCTAGGCGTGGAAGACAGTTCTCAGGATCTCCAGAAAGTCCCGATGTTGTTTCGAGCTTTGAAGAGATCCATATCGAATCAAAATGGGTGGAAAGCCTTAACCTCTATCGAGCATTCGAACAATCTGAAAAGGATGCTGGAGGAAAGATTCCAACGGTCTGGCATCGAAAGAACAGAACTCCATGGATGATTACTTTAAGGGCTGAGGACTTTCTAAAGCTTGTTCAAAAGAAAAGATCAGAGAAAGAGCCTGAATCAATTATGCCGGAATGGATGGGGGTTTATAAATTGGTTAGGCAATGAGTGAACCCTATTGTGGAATCCTGGTTATCAGTGGAGTTGAATGCCATGGAATCATAGACGGCAATACAATAACACTTCATGACCAAAAGGCAGGTACTGCATGGGAAGGCCATAACAAAAATGACAATCAAATACGATCGAATTCAAGCGGGCGATAGAATCTATATTCCTAGTCATAGAAAGTCTTTCTGTGTCATAGAGAAGTACAACTACGAAATACAATATTATGTTAACCTGGCAGGATTAGGTAATGTCAATATTTCCTGTCCTCCAGAATGGTTTAAGGGATCATACATTGAATGAGCGATATACAGGGAGTCGGCATTATATTGTTCATTCTGGTCAGCGCATTAATTATAATCCTGGCAATGAGGTCTGCATGAATCTCAGACTTGAATATGCCTTAATGGTATTGGGGACATTAGCTTGTTGCTGCTCCTGTAGTTGCATGATGGAGCATATTAATGGCCTGCCCTGTGATTCTATTTACAATTCGAAGCCTAGGCAGGAATGGCCAGTATATAACACCATGGAGAAATGGTTAATAGATCCCCTTCATTACGACAGCTCAGTATGGATAGAGACGAAGAAGTAGATGAAATCAGGGAAGCATTTGAGGCAGGTTTCCATTCTGCTTACGGTCAACAGAATCCAGTCTCACTAGAAGAAGAATGGAAGATTTACAATCAAGAGAGAATGAAATGAAATCAGGATATATCAGAACCAGTTCAGGCAAGAAGTTCCATCCTTTTAATCCTTCTCCTGATCAAATTGCAGTTGCAGATATTGCTACTGGACTGGCCAATACTTGTAGATTTGCAGGACAATTACCTGAGTTCTACTCGGTAGCCAGACATTCAATTATTGTATCTAATCTAGTGCCAGCAGGATTTGCCATGGATGGATTATTCCATGATGCAGCAGAGGCTTATCTAGGTGACCTTGTCAGCCCATTGAAAAAGGGATTGCCAGAATATAAGGAGATAGAGGTAGCAGTCTATTCCTCTATAGCAGAGGCGGTAGGACTTAAGAAGGAACTGCCGGCAGAGGTTAAGATCTGGGATCAGATTGTTCTGGAGGATGAATTCAGTTACTTCTTTCCAGAATATCTGGCAGAAGACTTCTCTCAATTAACCAAGGTGAATGCTTGGAAGAATTTCTATAGCAGCCCATCAGTGGATAGATTCGCCTTCCTAGCAAGATATTGGCAGCTGAAAGCAATACAATGACAGAACCTCTATTTAACTCAGCCTGTAAGAAGAGACTCAATAAGGCTATTGAGATAGTAGATCAAAGGGGGCAACAGTATGGAGATACTCTTAGGGATTGCCAATGGTTGGTCCTTAGGGCTACCTATGAACAAATTAACGACATGGCAGGGTATGGATATTTCATTACCGATGAAACCCTTAGGGCCCTGGCAATAGCAGCCCTATGTGACATCAAGTACCAAAGATTCCAAGGCGGATGGAATGAAGACAACATTGATGATGGGATTAATTATCAGTCTATCCTTCCAGAAATGATTGAGCTTGCCATTAAGTCCTATGAATCTCCCGAGGTATCTTCAGGAAAGGTTGAGCAGTCCTAGGAGATCTGAGGGCCAGAGACATCAGGATATTCTAGAACTCTCCTACATGATGATAGGGGAGAAGATCCCAGAGGATCAAATCTTCCTATTGCTTAGGAATAGATATCCCGACAAGGATAAATCAGATAGAGAAATCTGGGATGCTATCAGGGGAGCTAAGGCCAGGAATCCTCAACCAACAATCAGCCATTACTCGGATGATTATCAACCATTTAGACCATTGATTATTACTAGACCATTTAAGCTTAGCAAAGATATTCGGGAGCCATTGCCTCAGGTCAAGATGTCCACTCAGGATTTCCTGAACCTGGCCTTCAGGCCGGGAGAAATGATATGCGTTAATTGGCATGCTATTCAAAATGGAAATAAGTGGATACCTGCCAGCAAGGGACTTTTTGATGACCTAGAGGGATGGTTGTCATTCTTCAATCAAGAAGAGGAAAAATACCATAAGCAGGGGATCTGGTTCCGAATCAATCCAGTTAAGGATGAATCAGGAACAGATGAGTCAGTGTCGTCCTTCCGGCACCTGCTTGTAGAGTTTGATAGTCGTCCATTAGAAGAGCAATGGGCTATCTATACTGAATCAGATTTGCCTATTACCGCTGTAATCTATTCAGGATCGCGTTCTATGCATGCTCTAATCAGAGTAGACGCTAAGGATGCTAAAGAGTTTAAAGAACGTCAGGAGAGGGTTTATGGCTATTTACAGGACTATCTAGATGATTCAGGAAACAAGAATCCCAGCAGATACAGCCGGCTACCAGGAGTATATAGAAATGGTAAAGAACAAAAACTTATTGCTGTCAATATTGGGGCAAAGTCCTATCAAGACTGGGTTGATGGTATTGATCTTCCTAGGGCTATCACCGTTAGTGCTATGCTGCATTACGATAGGAGTTCCGATCCTGACTCTGTGGTTGGGAATAGATGGCTTAACAAGGGTGGATCACTCGTCATACAGGGATCCAGTGGGATAGGGAAATCTAGCCTGATTATGCAGATGAGTATCTGCTTTTGTTTAGGAAAGGACTTCTTTGGACTTCAACCTTCAAAACCACTTAAAATTGTCACTATACAAGCGGAAAACTCTGACTCTGACCTGGCTGAACCATTGCAAGATATGGTTAGTGAGCTTAACCCATCACCAGTGGAACTTGATAGGCTTAGGGATAATCTATTATTTTTTACTGATTCTGGATCTTTCGGTTCTAGCTTTATCGATATGTTTGCTAGGCTTATCAAGCGGTATCAACCTGATATTATCATTTGTGACCCGCTGCTTAGCTTCATTGGCGGAGACATTAACAGCCAAGTTGTTGTCTCTGAATTCCTAAGGAATGGAGTCAACCCTATCCTCAAGGATACAGGAGTAATAGCCTGCTTCGTGCATCATACTGGCAAGCCCAGGGATGGAATCAAAACAGATACAGATGCCAATTATTCTGGACTAGGATCCAGTGAACTGACCAATTGGGCCAGAGCCATTATCAGCCTATCTGAATGCAGGGAATCTCCAGGATCATTTGATATGAGATTCAGTAAGAGAGGCAAGAGAGCTGGGATAATTAATGATCTGGGGGATCCAGTAACCAAGGTGACACTTAGACATTCACGGCAAGGAATTCTATGGGAGAAGGTTCAGATTAAACCATTGATAGATATTGAGGTGACTATATGACAACAAAAACAGAAAAGACATTTTGGGTTAAGATTTATATGAGTGGACCAATTGAGGCTGCCAAGCAGGTATGCAGGGCTGTATGTCACGATGAAGGTCTGTGTGTTACTATTGATCCAACACATTTCATTTATACAGGAGGAGAAGAGGCAGGGTTCGTGGTTGGCTTAATCAATTATCCCAGGTTTCCAAAAATGGATGATGAGATTATGGATACTGCCAAGTATCTAGTCGAAGAATTATTGCTCTCCACTCATCAACATTCAGCCTTAATTATGACTCCCGATATTACCGAGTGGACAACTTCTCGCGCTCAATGAGCGCCATCAATGTAATAAGTTTAGGGGCAGGAGTCCAAAGCTCGACCATGGCCCTGCTGGCTGCTCATGGGGAGATTGAGCCAATGCCAATTGCTGCCGTTTTTGCTGATACTCAGGGAGAGCCCCAGAGCGTTTATAATTGGCTGGATTGGCTGGAACCTCAATTGCCCTTCCCCGTGATAAGAGTAAGCAAGGGAAACCTAGCCGAGGAGGCCTTGACGATGCGAACCTCCAAGGAAGGTAAGATGTACACTAGATCTCTTGTGCCAGCCTTCATAAAAAACCCAGACGGCACCGGAGGAATAATGCAGAGGACATGCACCTATGACTTTAAGGTGATGATGTTAATATCAGCATCTAAGAAGTTGGCAAAACAGCATTCCTCCTCACAGGTTATTCAGTGGATTGGAATCAGTCTTGACGAGGCGCATCGGATGAAGCCCAGCAGGGAGAAGCTGATAGAGCATCGATATCCTTTGATTGATCTCAGAAAGAATCGACATGATTGCCTGAGATGGATGGAAGCAAATGGATATGCCAAGCCACCTAAATCAGCCTGCGTTTACTGTCCTTACCACTCTGATAGAGAATGGAGAAGGCTTAAAATTGAGGAGCCAGAAGAATTCCAAAAAGCGGTTGACTTTGACAAAGATTACAGGGCGATCAAGGCACAGACCGATAATATTAGGGGAATACCTTATCTGCATTCTTCAATGCAGCCATTAGATGAGGTTGATTTCTCAAATGATGAGGATAACGGCCAGCAGGTACTGTTTGGGAATGAATGTGAAGGCCTTTGTGGGGTATGATCACCTGGTCCAAATGGGGAATCTATTGGTTTGGAGAGATAGATGGCAAAAGGAAATTTCAGATATCTGATGCTCATGATGGAACTTATTATGCCAGCATCTATTCAGGGGATGATTATTATGCAATTCTGCACAAGGTATCTGATATTGAAGAGGTTAAAAGATTCTGCCTATTTGTGGCCAGGGGATATGGATTGATATGAGGGCAATCCTGATTGTTCTGCTTATATCCCTGATTGCTGGATGCTCAAATATAGAAGATCCTAAGTCTAGAATTGTCTGGAAAATCAGTGCTTACAAGCTGCCTAAAAGTGAAGCTTCTTGGCCATCTCTTGACTGTGGTCATCTCTAATATGCGTATAGAGTTTAAGGAGAAACGAACCCTTGTCTTTATCTCCTCTCCACATTGCTACCGTGGCAATGGGAACTCCTGATTCCAGGCAGTGGGTGGTGAAGTAGTGCCTGAAGCTGTGATGAGTCATTCTGGGCAATCCTAGAGCAGCACAGGCACTATGAAGAGACTCATCACATCTTGTCACTGATACAATATATCCCTGATCGAATCTGGACTTATCCTTGAAATATCTGCCGGCAGCAATGAAGTCTAGAAGCTTGGACAAGTCTGGAATAATTGGCATCCATCTTTCAGAGGATCTTTTAAATGGGACAATTCTTATCCTGTTGTTTTCCCTGTCTACATCTGACCATTTCACCAAGCTGACCTGGCCAACCCTTAGTCCAGTATAGGCCATAAATTCTATCAGATCAGCTGCTCCATGGGCGCAGGCATGTCTACCTCCCCTGATCTTATTAACCAGACTCCTGAATTGCTCGTTAGATGGAAGCCATGGGACTAAGTGCTTTATCTTGGCTTTCTTTATCTCGTTAGCTGGATTGTATAGAATCAATCCCTGCTTTACTGCCTCATCCAGAATGGATCTCAGGCTTCCCAGGACATTGTTGTAAAGGGCTTTGCTGTAATTATCCGAACATCTCTTAGACCACTCCATTATTAGTGGAGTGGAAAGATTCCTGGGCGGCATATCGGCTATTCCAGGCCAAGTATCCTTAAGCACCTTAATACAGGTATGTCTGTATATCTTGGAGTTGGGCTGAAGGGATACATCGTGATCAATTCTTGCCAGATAGAGAGTGAGCAATTCTCCCATTGTCTGGGCATTAAAATTATATCCAACCTCTATGCTTGCCCTAGCCCTGGCCTCAGCCAGAACCGGCGGCAACTTGTTCTGAGCCTGCCTGTAATCCTTGGTATGGAGACAGATATAATAGCCCTTATTATTGACATGCAACCTTGCGTAATAGGTCCCGGAGGGATGCCGGATGTAAAGATGCTGGGTTCTAGTGGCCTTGAATCCATTTGACATTCCTAAACCGTAACATGTTACAGGAAAAATAACAACAAATAAGGTTTTTACCTGGGGTAAATAAATCAAGCCATATGATCGTAAATAATGAATGATCGAAAGAATAGCAGGCAACCAAGGGTATTATAGAGGAGAGAATTAAGGAATTCCCCTGGGGGCTTGCAGGTTGCAAGCAATAGCCCGTTACGGCATGGGGGACAGGCAAGTGACTATTGACCAGCCAAAGAAAAGGCTGTAACTTCATTGATCGAAAGGATTAGAATCAGACAATGACCCAAATAATTGGATTTATAATCACAATGGTCTGCATCTCCTTATTCTGGAGATGGATGGGATATTTAAAGACTCAATCTGAGATCAAGAAGGAAGAGAGGCTTGATAGACTGCGATCCCAGGCATTCGACCCGAATCTGATTGATCCGATGAATCCTAGGGCAGATGAGCTAAGGGAGATTGCTAGAAGGTTGCACTGAAGGATTGGAGAGATCCTCTCCTGTAAGAAGGGTTCCTTTTTTTCCAAAAATATTTGCAGCCTCTATTCTTCCAACGGTTCTTCCCTTATTTGTAGTGAAGAGATTGGAATCTGAAAATCTTCCATTGTATCCAGCGTCCCTGGCGTTTTGCTCTGCCAGAAAATGAGTTGGGCCAGTATATATTTGACCATTTTCTGCCTTCACCGCAGCTGAGGATACCCTTTCCGGCACATCAGAAGATAATGGATTGTAATTCCTATTTGCCAAGTCATAATCAGCTTGGCTGCGAAAGGGCTGAATGGATCCCTGCCAGTTGACATTTGCCATTCGGTCCAGCCTAAAGGACTTAATAAAAGGCTTATCCTTGGCCGCTCCTGTTCCAGACAAGGGATTGCTTGACTGGTTGACCTTATTGGCTTTCAACCCTAGAAGCATATTGATCTTATCCCTTTTAGCCTCTCCAAGTCCATTGGATGCCCCAGGATCACCTTTGCTTAAATTGGTAAAGTATTGGTCCACGTCCCTGGCAAAGGAGCTTATATTGCTCCATGTTCCTTTGATGTCAGGACGATCCCTGATCATAGAATAGTTCTTCAGGATCTGGGAGAGATCAGCAGTCTTTGTCAGGATATTTTCATTCTTAAGTACCTGCATCTGATAGGGTATTGCCTCCCTAAACTCGTATGGGAAGGAGCCATATCTGCCAAAGTTGGTAGCCTTATAGTAACCAAAGGCCAGGATGCCGCCTTGTTGATTGGGATCTGCCAGACCCCTGTTGATTGAGTGAACCAGCTCCCTGTAATGAGGGCTAGCATTAACGTGATCAAGGGCGTCATTCAGAAGCTGTTCTGGAAATGACCTAGCCTCATAGGCCTGAGATTCAGGATTGAAACTGATTCCATTCTGTTGTAGCCACTGAGGAGATTCCTTAGACAGGGAATCATGGATGAAAGTGGATAGGGCCCTTGCTTCCTGATCTCTCTGGCCATTACTCTTTAGGCCAGTGATATTCCCCTGATCGTCTACATTTATGGCAGCTGATCCCCTGAGCTTCTTTGCCAGGATAGTGGGGTCAGACTGTACTTCAGCCTTAGTGATCATTCCTGGTCCCTTGACATCGTTAGGGTTGACCTTCCAGCCATTCTTAAGCTTGTAATATCCTTTGACTATATTGGATAGAGTATCATTCTGTCCAAGCTTACCTGAGAATAAGCCAGTCCCGACTACTTGCCCCGATCTATTGAAGGTATATCCAAGCTTGCCAAGGAGTTCCTGAGCAGCTGAAGATGTCCACAATTCTGGTTTAAACGCCCCAGTAGATAGATGTGATCCAGACATCAAGTAATCTACTCCATGCTCAGCATACAGCTCTTGGGCAAACTCTTGATCAGAGATATTGGGATTCTTGCCCAGGCCGGCCAACTTATCAGTATAACCTTGCTTCAGGTCTGCAAACTCAGGAGTAAGCTGATATTGGCCATTTGATCCCTTAATGGGATTTCCCTGAGGATCCAATGCTGTATAGGCTCCAACCTTACCTGTATCAGCATTTCCCAATACAGCATCATAGACTTTCTGGAATTGTCCAGATCTAGCCATATAATGCTGCACCTCATGGGCTAGCATTGGCGCCAATGGATTCTGGCCAGATGCGTTGATATTGGCTACAGATTTTCCAGCAGAGAGATCTACCTCATGGAATCCAGATTCTCCTCCTGGCTTATTGTAGAAATTGATTCCTACGTCAGGATGGGCAGCACTTATTTGGGACAGCTTAATTTGATCAGGAAGACTTAATTGATTAAAGTCAGACTGTTGGGATGGCAGAAGCTTATTCTGTTTGAACCTGGAAAGATCTCCATAGGAAGCCCTTAAGGATTCAGCAGGATCATTGAACTTTCTCCACTGACCCATGCCGGCACCTGCCAATCCATATATTCCACCAAAGGCTGCTCCTTGAATGGATGACTGAATAGGATTTAAAGGATTAGACATTCCTCCCAGGATTGCTCCAGTAACCGCTCCCTTCGCCACTGCTCCTCCAGCCTTAGCGACATCTCCCAGAGCATATATGGCAGGAGTATCCAGCCATGAGGCTATCTTACCTGTTGCGCTGTCACTACCGAGTTCTTGGGATACTCTCCTAAAGAATGGAAGACTAGATTCCCCGGCTAGCAGCTCTTTGCCCATTACCCTTAGGGGAGCAACTAAGGCATCACCAATAGTTGGGGCATTTTGCATGATTCCCTTAATGACTGGTCCAGCTGGTCCTGTATGGCTGTACAGAGTCCAATCAACCATTTTATCAACAAGCTTTTCAGCAGCTCCCTGAATAGCTGGATTTCCTCCAGCGATCTTAGCAGCTATTTTTCCAGGGAAATCAGCAACTCCTTTGGCCAGATTGGCAACTCCGTCTAGTCCCGATGAAAGAATCTTGGCCCCAGTGCCGGCAACTGTGCTGGAATTACTTGGAGTAGCAGTCTTGGCAAAATGGGATATTACTGTATTAGCGTCCAAATTGGCTGACTGATAAGCCTGTTGAGCAGCACTGAAATTGGCTGTTGCAGCATCGTGAGCATCCTTGGCTGCAAGGAATTCTGGCTGAGACTTGGCAGTAGTCATTGCCAACTTAGCATCATTGACTGCCTGGCTTGCCGCAGTCAGAGTAGATTCAGCCTTGGTGACATTTCCCAGAGCATCAACAGTAGTCCCGACAAATGTAGGCTTGATTAATCCTGCCACTGCTCCAGCAGCATCAAGTACAGGTCCAGGGGCTAAGGTTTGAAATATTAAAGAAGCACCAGCGGCAGCCTCGGGATTAACAACACTGCTCTTGATATCATTAGCCAATTCCTTTTGGCCAACAGCACTATATCCGGCAGCAGCAGCATTAACAAAGTTATTGGCTATGCCAGCCCTCTGCATTGCCCTTTGCTGCAATAGGAAGGCAGCATGAGCATCTTGGGCATCCTTAGCAACTGGATCAATCTTCTCGTTGATTCCAATGTCCTCTGTCCCTCTGGTAAGGGTATCCATTGCCCCCCTGGCAAAGTTGACCATCCCGTCTCCGAAATCCACCAGTCCCTTTAATCCATCAGCAGTCCCTGTAGCATTGGTGGCAATATTGTTGGCCAGATTCTGCGTAAGTGTTACGCTGTTATTCTGACCGGTAAGCTTGTTCCATAGGTATTGAGCGCCATTATCAATGGTTGAGCTTAGATTATTCTCAAAGGCATCTAGGCTATCAGATGCTCCTTTGATCATTCCAGGTATGGATTGGACTCCTTCTGTAACCTGCTGCTGTAAGGATTTCCCTTTCTGAGGATCCCATACCATGGACTTCCAAACAGACTCATTATTCCATATGAACTGAGGATCCTTGGCCAGAGTATAGGCCATTTGATCCTCTGGGGATATCTGCTTAGGATCTCCTCCATTCTGCAGGTAATAATCCATTATATCTGCCTGATCAGGAGTGGCTACCCTTAGACCTAATGAATAAGGATTATGGGCTTGAGCCCATCTCTGCATTGCCTGGCTTACATAATAAGATCTGGTATTGCCTCCAGTGCCTATTGGTGCATTGGGATCAGCATTATTCCCCTGAATAGGGATGGACTTTCCATTTTGATCTACAATGGAATAGGTAAGACGAGAATTGTCCTTGATCCCAAGGGCATCCGCTGCCCCCTTGGTGGTATCAATAGCGTTTCCGGTCCATGCCGCTGGACCAACGTCTACTATAGGGCCAGTGACTTTCTTGCCATTTGGACCTGTTACTTGGACTTTGTATTTACCTTGGGAGATAGCCGCTTGAGTATTCGGATCCCAACGGTTGCCTATTGTCGAATTGACAACTGAGATTGGCAGAGAGAAGCCTACTAGGTTAGGATTCCTAGTGTCATAAGGCTTCCCAGTTGATGGATCAGTGAAGAATCCCTGACCATTGTCTTGAGCGTCAGTAGATCCATCATAGTTTAACCCAAAAACAGTAGACCTGCCCGTTGCTGACGTTATAAGGCCATTAGACGGCTTTTGATTGGTCTTGGCTGTATTGGTATTTCCAGACTGAGAAACGCTGTCCTGGGGCGATTGTGGAGCTTTATTTTGAGTTGCAGCTATAACTCTAGGGTCATCAAGCCTGCCAGTATCTAATCTAAGGGCTGCTTGAGCCTGAGCTAGAGTTGTACTTAGATCATCAGTTCCACCGGGAACATCTCCACTGCCTGCTGCCATAGATTAAGGATTACCTTGTGCCACAGGAGTGTTTACCCCTGGATTCTGTTGAAGCATAGCTTGTCTGGCTTGCATGAAACTTAGAACAGCTTGCTTGGTCTGGGGAGTGGAATCACCTAGAGATGCAGTAGTATTGGATCCCTGAACAGTGGCTTGAGGAGGAGAAGCTGCAGGAGTTGCCGAAGGCGAAGCAGGCGTATTAGCTGCCGGCTGATTGAATGCATCATACATCTGACCCACGGACAACTGTCTCTTGGATAGATCTGCAAATTGATCCTGAGTCTCTTTGGTCTGATTAGCTACCTGATAATTCCCGAATCCAAATTGATGCAGCAGGGAAGCCTTTCCATTAAGGGCCAATGTCTCAAGATTGTAAAACTTAGCATTAGCGTCTGGAAGAGTGTCCTTATCTCCTGGTAAAATATCCTCTATTTTGGCTTGTACTCCTGGCCTGGCATCTGCTCCCTGAAGATAGCCAATCGTCTGGGCAACCGAGGGAGTTAGAGATTCCCTCAGAGCCTCAAACTGCTTAACAGATCCATTGGTTTGATTGGAATGAACCCAATCCCCAAGCATTGACTTGAAGTTGCCTCCAAATATTGCTCCCGATTTGTTCAGGGCATTATTATAAGAACTCTGCAATAAATGAAGATTAGATATGGCAGAATCATATCTTGCTAGATCTTTCTGAACATCAGTTGGCAATGGATCAGGCTGAGCAGTCTTGATTAAGGCATCAACAGCTTTACCAAGAATCAGGCTCTTCTGGCTGTTAGCAAAAGCGGTCCCATCACTTTGGGCCTTTTTCCAATCATCAACACTGTAATATTTCCCTTGAGCAGCCGCAGCATTAGCCTGATCATTGGCTGCTTTTGTTCCTACATCAGTAGGGTCATAGGCTTTTACCTGATCATACAGCTGCTGAATAACGCTGGTATTCTGTGTATTTTGCAGTCCACTAGGGTTATTAGTGAACGGTTGATTCTGCTTCTGTTGATTGGAATACCAAGCATTAAGCTGAGCTTGATAATCTGGATCAGCCATTATTGGTAAGCCGGTTTAGTGAAATCAGGAGCACCGTTCACTATTGGATACTTAGCCATTTTACCCGTTGCTGGATCCTTAAGGACAGAAGTAAATACTGCTGGACCTTGAGTTGGAGCAGGAGTCTGTGGAACGGTAGAGCTGGTATCCGTTCCCTCTTTTTGGACATTACCAGTGTTGGTTGTAGTTCCTGGCAAATTCTGATTTGGAGGGGTAGGACCATTCGGTCCAGCTGGATAATGACCCAATATTGAAGGATCAAATATAGGTGCTCCAGCTTGTCTCATTGCAGCGTATTGTCCGGCAAGCTTAGACTGTTCTTGCATCTTGGTATTCATGGCTCCCCCATACATGCCAATCATTTGTTCCTTAGCTCCAATTCCTTTTCCTAGAACTGATTGGTAAACATCTTGAGGCAAAGCCCCATTCTTAGCCAATACATCCAAGGTATCATTGGCAGTCTTTTGTCTAGCAATAAGACCTCCAACTGAACCTGCCAACTTGTCAAAGTTATCTCCCGCCCTACTTAAGGCATCATACAAATATCCGCCCCCCAAATTGGGGACACCTAAATCCCAGCTCATTTATTCTTTTTCTCTTTCTATAGCTATTAACAATTCAGGAAGGGTTGAAAAGCCTGCTTCTCTGATAAAATCTTCTAGTGAACCATCGGTTCTAACATCTCCGACACTGATTGGCTTAAGACTATCCAATACCATTTTCTCTTCTGATAATCTGGATGCACTTTTGCCCAGCTTACTGTATCTCCCGAAGGTTCTAAGGTGATCCAGCATTGGCTTGGTTGTTCTCCTGCAGGTTCGAGTCGATAATAAGGCACCTTGAAGCTTTCTGATTCTAGCATTGTCGGTTAAAAACTCTTTAAATGAATCTTTATTTAGATGATTGTCATCAATCCATTTAAGGAGTTCTTCCTTATCCTTAATCTCTAGTCTCTTCATTAGCCGGGATAATTCTATTGCTAGATCATCCCTGGAGACTCTGACATCAATGTAATTGCAGGCTAGCAAAGCTATGTTTCTATTGCTGGAATGCCAGATCTCTTCCTGGATATTCTCCAGACTTAAGGCTGCATGAGATTCAATATGTTGAATGGATACCCCATCAACCTTCCTGTCTCTCTCATGCTGAGCCCTAAACAGTGTGGTTAAAGCTTCTGGACCAGGTCTAGTCTTATCAGTCTTTAACGATCTGAAGTTTCTTAAGAGTCCTTCAGCATCAATAGCCTTCTGGTCAACAATCTTAAAAGGCTTAATCCCATTCTTCTTAAACAGCCCCTTAAGGGATTCCATCCATCTGCTTGAGTAATGGATGCCCCCAGAAAGCTCTAGGATTCGATTTAAGACATCTTTATCCTTAACCGAGGCTCTTATATTAACCAAGGGTACAGAAACCCTAGAATATCCTTCTGAGTAGCTTACGGCTACTTCTGAGTCATCGTCTATGATTCCATCTCTATACCATTCATAGATCTGACCATGTCCAACCATTCCACATCTCTCCAGATCTGCTGCTCTGAGAGCCCCCATTGAACTAGATCCATAAACCTTTATTCCTTTATGAAGAGCATAGACTATCTCCTTAACCCATACAGAGAAACATTGATGAAATTCTCCGTCTATAAGGATCAAATGAGTCGGATGCTCATTCTCTATATCCGAGATTATATCCGATTGCTTGGCCGGAGGCCTATAGACTAAATCAGGCTCAATATCCCTAGCCTTCTCTAGGCTTAAGCTTGGCCCGAGGTATACAATGACTTTTTCTTTAAGCATCTAGGAGATGGTGACCAAATTCCATCCATTCTTATGGATTCCATTCCAGGGACAAACACTTTAACAACTGGGATAGCATTGTCACCAACTTCAATGGTCTTTAAATGTTTTACGTAAATCTCTTTAAACCCTGCATCTATAACAGACTTAGAAATAGACTTCATCTCATCTGAAGTTTCCATTTCCTTTGGAGACACGTATTCATTTAAGTCCTCTGGCATTCCATTCATCAAATCATCTATTTTCTTTGGTGACGTATTCCTAGCCACAAGAAATGACCTTCTGAATAGATCATCCCTAGATCCCGATATGAATACACATCTAGACTGATATGCTTCCAGAACAGCCCTCTCCATGGATTTGACTGGATCTATATGGCATCCATGGCCGGCATAGACTCCTGCTTCATCTCCATACACTACACATCCAAATACTGGGATCCCAATATCCTCTTGAGTACACGAGAACAGCCCAACCCTTAATCCTGACTTGGTTGCCTTATTCTTCAATTCCTGAATACTGTCAGGGATATTTACAACCCTTTTATTTGACTCGCAGTATTCCGATATTGTTCTGGCATCCCTTTCTATGATCTCATATATTCCAGAGCAAATAGCATCAGGAATGCTACATCCGCTTGCAACTCCATTGCTGGAATTCTGAAAGTGAGCTATAAACTTGTTTCCCCTTGGGACTAGCCAGCAAATCTCAGACGGTACTAATCTATTAGATCCAGAGACTATCTCCGTTGCCACTTCCCATTCAATAACCATATCCTGATGGAATATGCTATGGGATATCAGCGGAAGACTGAAACAATCAATCTTGGGATATCCAAGCTGGGATACCGATGATTCTATGGTTTCCCCACTTGGACATTCGCCAGCATAATATTCAGCAGACTCCAGGATAGCTCCAGCCCTAGCCATTCTGGGGTTCAGTGATTTTCCCGAATTGACCGATATATTAACAGATAACGGCCTTACTGATGAATAGGTATGACTACCTATAATATCTAATCCAGTAACATCTGAAACCCTTGAAATTCCCATTTCCCATAACTGGGACTTTGTAAGGGAATTTATTTTATCTGAGAAAATCTCTCTTTCCTCTGATCTAACCATTAATTGGCTGTGGCTGCAGCAGTGGAAAGAGTTGCCGTTCCAATACCTAAGGAAATGGCTCCCTGCATGTAGGCTGCGTTTTGCTGGTTTTGAAGCTGAGCATTAGCAGCCTGGGCAGCAAACTGAGATTGAGCATTGAACTGGCCATTGCTGTTAGCTGTTCCAATCAATGAATCAATGAATGTAGGAAGGGAATTGTTATTCTTGAACATGCTCGCCAACATACCCTGCTCATTCCAAAAATTGTTTGGATTAGCATAAGCCTGGGTTGCTCCAAGAATATCGCTGGTTAACCCCATCTGAGCCTGGTTTTGGATATTAGCTAAATTGGTTCCTATTTGCCCCTCCTGGGATCCTATCTGTCCATATGTTGATCCAATCTGTCCAAGCCCAGATCCAACCTGACCAAGTGTTCCGGCAGTGTTGGTTAGACTGTTCATGGTCTGGTTGGCAAATCCTTCTCTCTGAGCCAATCTCTGCTGAGAATATTGATCTCTATTCAATAGATCCGTAGCAGCAGCAGGGTTAGAATTAAACAGTCCATTCTGGCTGAATGTTGCAGCAGTCTGCTGGTCAACCATGTTCAGCTCTTGTGGACTCAGGGTTCCACCTAATGCCAATTGACTCTGTGCCAATTGTCCCATTTGCCCCCCCAGACCCGTAGGAGAAAGCATTCCCTCTAGACTGCCACCAGCAGAATTAAGTACTCCCGTAGCATCCTTTAAGGTGGCATCAGCGGAATTGAAATTATTTAAGGCTCCCTGTATAGCAGGGGCTGAATATTGCAGGGCAGGATTTGCCGCAGTAACAGCGGAAGCAATATTGCCCTGTTGTCCCAGAATATCTGAACTCATTCCGGGAAGAGTTGATCCAAATTGTCCTACATTAAATGCATTGCCGGCACCGGCAGCATTGCCAGCACCAGTGTTAATTCCTCCATTTAGCATCTGCATAAATGCATTAACGTTCTGGCCAGAGATCTGATTGCTCAGTCCTGCCAGAGAGGGCTCCATGAATTGTTCAGCCCCCAGGATATTGGTGTTATTTCCAACAATCTGGCTTATGTCCTGGCCAATAGTAACTGGAGCAGGAGCCTGAGGAGCCTTGCCACCACCCATTATTTGTTACCTCCAAGTCTCATGAGAAAAGGATTATTAGAAAAGGTTTGTGGATTAACTTGATTGCCTTGATTTGTGCTTCCTATAAAATTAGAAGGGTTAAATCCAGAGAATGGATTGTTTGAACCATTCCAATTAGGAAAATTATAGGGATTGGGCTGCTGCGGAGGTTTAGGAGATGGTCCAGGAGTGGTTTGATTGACTATCCCTGGAGCCAAGGCATTAGAGGCAGTATTAACAGGAGATGGATTCACCCCAGGAATAGGGCTCATAGCCATCCCTGTATTTGAATTTACCCCAGGATTTCCCATTGCTGCACTACCTCCACCCATTATTTCCCTTTTCTTTTGAACTTAGCGAAATCATAAATCTTAACTTTCTTAGATCCTCTTCTGTTGAATGCCAGATACTTGGCCGGGATCACTTCATCCATTATTTCTGAGACTGAATAAGTCTTGTCTCCAACTAGAATATAGACAAACCAACAGTTTCTATTCTTAGTCCCGAAATAGCACTTGAATCCATCTGACCAACAGCGTTCACCAACCAGGACAAAGTTCTCTTTGACGATTACAGATCCAACATTAAGACAATGCCAGATGACATCAGATACAGATGTTTCCGGTTCCCACTTCTTATAAAGCTCAATAGCCTTCTTTAGATGTGGGTTATTAGTCTGCACTTAAACTGTCCGACGGATCCAGTCCCAGCTAGTATTTACAAAGGATCCATTACCGCAGAACACTGACAGGAATACTCCTTGAATAGGATCTCCACCAAAGGAAGGACCACTGGTATAGCTCTCGCTATAAACCTGTACAAAGTTTATTCCATCAGCAGAGAAGGCTACGTAAAGATGGGTTCCATTATATCCAACCCTGAAATATTGCATCCCATAGAATGGTCCATTATTTGAGCCAATTGAATTCGAGGTTCCTCCAGAAGCAGTGGGATCTCCCTTGCTTACAGTAAAGTTAATTCCATTGGTTGAGTTAACATACAGCCCGGCACAAAGGGACTTGGTGTTACCTGTATTACAAATACCGAAGTTGCCCTGGAATAGAAGAGCATTAGCAAACCCTCCCACGGTCATCTTGGCAGTAAATTCAAATGGAGATCCAGAGAAGCTGGAAATATTTTGGTTGAACAGTATGAAGGAGGCAGCAGTTGCGGCTATATTAGCATTCAGATAACTTCCACCTAGGCTATAGTTTCCAGCTGTACCTCCCGATGAAACTGTCCAAATATCCGTGTTCAGATTGGGACCATCAAATTCGTCATCCCACTGAGTTGCAACCAACGGAGGGGCATCAGGATGAAACCAGGAGCTTGAAGCAGCCAAAATATTGCCAGGATTAATAATATCCAAAACCAAACTTGGATCACTCTGATATGGCAACGTAGTGTCACCCTGAACAAGCTGCGACTCTCCAAACCTAAATCCGCAAGTTGAGCCGGCTAATGCAGTCAAGGCAGCATTAGGAATATCAATCTGAAACCTCAAGCCATTCGAGGCAGATGTTGGAATGTTGAAAGTGGCTGTCATCTGAGTCCATACGGATTGAGGACAGACCTGCAGCAAATTGGTTGAGACCTGGGCTGCTGTTGACCAAGCGTCTGCTGACGTAGGAGCCCATAGGGATAGACTTGGAGTAAAGCTGGCTGATTGAGTGTTCTTTATGTAAATAGAGAACGTCATTGTCGAGCCTTTAAGAGCACCGGCAATGTCTGACGCCATATTCTGATAGAATCCAAGAGAGGCAAAGGAAGCACTATCTACATCAATCTCAGCAGCGTAAACACTGGTAGTAGTAGCCCCATCAGTTTGACAGGTAATAGTTACATTCTTAGAGTTGCCTGCTGAAGTATTTAATGGGGTAGCAACTGCTGACCAATATCTAGGATTGGTGACAGTTAATGCTGGCGCTACGCCACTCGCTGCCGTAATTCCCGACACTCCTATGGGTGCAAGAAAATCAGATTTATTAAAGTTACTGTTCCTTAGGAAATTGACAGTGGAGTTTGGAATATTAAGTCCCGAAGTAATCGCCACTGTTGGCTGAGCAATTGCCCTACAAATAGCTGGCGTAAGCTCTTCGTTGTCTCCTAATAGATATCCAGGAGTAACCGTTACTGTAATAGGAGTTGCCATTAAATTCTAGTTCTTGAAAAGCTGTATCTCTTAGCCATCTCTGCAGTCATAGCCTCTATCTCAATCGTTCCCTGAGTATTGGTGATTCCAAATTGGACATATCTGCCAGACTGCCTTAAGGGGAATGATTCTGAAAATGTTTGGGTATTGCTAAGCTGAATTCCTTTTTGCAAATACACTGGGGGGATGACCGTATAGTCCTGTCTCATCAGGGTATTAAAGTCATTGTTAACGTTGGTAGTATCGTAATCAGGCTTTCCAAAGCTGTAATACTTGGATTGGCTTCTAGTCCTGTTGTCTATAATCGTTGTTGCTGGACCTACTCCCTCAATTTGAGCGGTAACGCTATAGCAGGGATTAAGAGTGGATAGCCTTATGTCCCCTCTTTTAAACGCAAACTCATTCTCAGGACTGTCACAAGTAAATCCCCTTGAAAGTATATGGAAGTTAATTGGGTTAGCCGATGCCCCACTATTCCCAAGGATGTCTCTATCACCCTCCTCCATCAGCATCACGACTCCCATAACCCTATCCACTGCCATTAATCTCTTTTCCCCTGCATAGTTAGCTATCCAGAGATCATCAATGCAAAGTCCATTTGGATAGCTGTCAAAAGATTCCCAGGCTTGCAATGTGATGTTGTAGACATACATCATGTTGTTCCTGGTGCTATTTCCTACAGGCAAAGCAAAGTAAGCTCTATCTCTCCAGACTTGAGCTGTAGCCCCAGATACTGCCAACCAATTGATCTGCTTCATATTGGGCAGGATTGGTTCCGATGCCGGCAGTGGTTGTACCTGGTAAGCCTGGTCAAAGATCTGGGACAGATTATATATTCCAGATCTATCCAGAAACATTACTTCTTGTCCAAACTGAACGACTGCCTTCCTTGCAGCCAATCCTATCCTTCCGCTTACCTGAGTCATTGTCAGGGAACTCAAATCCCCCGTGACATTGCTAAACAGGAATATGGAATGGTCCTTGAATGCTATGACAAATGTCTGCTGCCAAGGGAACAACCTCACCAGCTGATCAGCTTGGCCAGTGTTTACAGTGAAATTAGCAAACGAATTATCGTACTCCGTATAGTCCCCAATATTGGAGACTGCTATCTGATCTCTAGTAAATGGGACTATAATCCTGTTGGCTATCGTCTCTCCCGTAACGGCATTAGGAATCGTCGTAAATGGCGTTGTAGGAGCCGGGAAAGCTCCAAAGGTCTGATTGGTGCCATTCCAAACCAAAGGGGCTACAGTCGGACCCTGGAACATTATAAGCTGATTGAAGGCCTGTAGGAACTCTACATTAGTACTGATAGTAGTTCCTGATGGCAAGGCTACGAATTGTGGGCTATACCCATTAGCTACGAGCCAAACTCCATTCGTTACTGCTATACAGATCCATTCAACCAGAAAGGGGTCACTGAACTTACCTACTCCCCATATTTTAGGATAGTTTACTGCATTCCATCCAGATGGAAGCATTATTCCCCATCTGGTCTGAACATCCCCATTTACTATCCTTGCGTTCCTAGAATCACAAAGGAATCCCTGATTGACTACCGAGGGATCAGGAGTCTTGGTGTCTACTCCTAGAAAGTAGTTATCGGCCGCAACTTCAGTGGTTTCTTCCTGAAGCCAATAGTTGTAGTCGTACCTAGGCACTAGATATGTTGCTGTCCTGCATTAGGACCAGGAGATCCACCACAGATCTCCCAGCCTTCAATAGGAATAGGATTGTTAGCCTTGTCCCGAATCTCTAGGTCAACCAATGCATATCCCTTAGTATCCAGGATATGAGCGGGAGAATAGCAGAGATCAATGATGTGCTTAGTCCAAACTGACGGACCAATATCGACAATCTTGCATCTGACAGACCTGTTATTCCTTGCAGTAATCCAGACAGTGAATTCCTGATTGCTGATTGCCTGCCTGACATCAGGATGACTATGCAAACCAATGCTCTTATCGATTACAGGGATAGGCAAGGAACAGCCCATCAAGGTCTTGTCTGTAGTATCGTAGGGCTTATTGGTACCAGGATCCGTAAAGAACCCTAATCCATTATCCCCACGATCAGCTTTGCCATCATAGTCTAACCCGAAGATGGTTGCTATTCCCTGAACCCTGTAAACGTTACTCATTTTACTAAGGTTGCCTTAGGAACCGACTTGAAGATTCCACTGATATTGAAGTCCTTGGCTGCTACTCCTAAAGCAATAGTTCCAACGGCAGTAAGGAACCCCGATGGTCCTAGCCATACAACGTGATCCCATCCACCAGAAAAGAAGCTGGTTAAGCTGGGACCAGAGTTGAGGATTGCAATACAGACACCGCAAACCGTAGTCTTCCAATTAGACAGAAAAGCAGCCTCTACATGGGCCAGCAATTCTCTGAATATGAAATTCATTAGGGCTGGCTATTAACAGCATTCTCCAGAGCCGTAAGGGCATCCTGGAAAGCTACCGTAGCAGCATTGGCTGCAGTAACAGCGCCGGCCAAGGGAGGGTAAAGGGAGACGATAGGACTGACAGCTGCCTCAACAGTCTTAACAACATTAAGACCATTCTGAATAGCCGCCAAAGCGATTTGCTCTTCAGTTTTAGGATGTTCGAAAAATCCTACAACTTCCTCTTCAATTTTCTGAAATATATTGCTCATTTATTGTATCTCTGACTCGATTCTAACTTGTTTTCTTCTTCTACTGTAAATTGTTCCCCATCACCTTTTTCGTCTATCGGTCCAATTGGGATTTTGACTACCACCAAAGTAACGGTCATACCTCTCTTCGACCCTTTCGAAGATAACAATCCCGATACCGACGAACAGGATGAGAATCCCAATAAGCACAATGCCAATATCCATTTAATGACCATTCTTCTTAGGTGTAGATGTTGGCTGAGGTACAGGAACTGACTGTTTTAAATTGTCTATATCCTGATGGATATTCTTTAGCTCAGTATCCAGGAAGGGAACATGTTGCAGGCTTGATCCAAAGAAAAATCCTAACACTGCAATTATTACTCCCATGCTTCCAAGGGCATACTTAATCAGAGCTATCTGACTGGCCCAGGTGGTATTCTGTTTCTCTACCGCTGTGACTCTTCCATTAGTCTTAGTAGT